ACAAAAATTGCGTAGCTAACAAAAAGGGCATTTCTGCCCTTTTTAACTTTTTAACATAAAAGGAACACACACACATGACACAGAAAAACCCTTTTGAAATTAGAGCTGAAATGCTTCAAATGGCTAAAGACTATATGGATCAACAATATAAAATGAATATTCAACTTGCGACTGACATGTATGACCAAGGCCTAAAAACTAGAGATGAATTGCAAGATGTGTACAAAATATATTCAGTTGAAGATATGATGGAAAAAGCTAAAGAAATGTATTCTTTTGTTTCGAAGAAAGATTAAAGGTTTACATTACCTCTATATTATGTTATAATTACTCCAATGACGGAGGAATGTTTTGAATAATTTTTACACATCAGTTAATCGGTATGGTAATACTATTTTATATAGAGGCTATACTGAAAATGGTACTCGAATAGAAGATCGTATTAAATTCGGTCCAACACAATATTTGCCATCGAAAGAACCCACAAAATTTCGTTCTTTCGATGGTGGATATCTAAATGCTATTAAATTTCAAAAAATGAGTGAGTCAAAAGATTTTCTTGAAACTTATAAAGAAATGGAAGGCGTTAAAGTCTATGGCACTCGAAATTATATCCAACAATTTATTACAGATAAATTTCCACAAGACATAAATTTTAATCAAAATCATATTAACGTTGTTAATTTTGATATTGAAGTAGCATCTGATGATGGATTCCCAGTGCCAGAAGAAGCTGCATATCCTATTATCTCAATTGCTCTTAAATCTAGTAAATCTTCTATTTACGAAGTGTGGGGTTTAGGTGAATACGATACAAATAAAACAGAATTAGAAATGAATGGTGATCTAATCAAATATCATAAATTTGATACTGAAAAAGCTATGTTAGCTTCTTTTTTACACTATTGGGTAAACAATTATCCAGACGTTATTACAGGTTGGCATATTCGTTTCTTTGATATTCCTTATCTTGTAAATCGTATCAAAAATATTGGTACCGAAGAAGCAGCTAATAAACTTTCTCCATGGAAGCTAGTTAATGATAGACAAATAACTAAGATGGGTCGCACTCAATATAGTTATGAATTAGTTGGTATTCAAACCGCAGATTATATTGAACTATTTAAAAAGTTTGGTTATTCATATGGCGCTCAAGAATCTTATAAGCTTGACCATATTGCTTATACAGTCCTTAATGAAAAAAAATTATCTTATGAAGAACATGGTAATCTTCATAGTCTATATAAAGCTGACCATCAAAAGTTTATTGACTATAATATTAAAGATGTTCAACTTGTAGACCGTATTGATCAAAAGATGGGTCTTATTAATCTTGGATTAACTATGGCATATAAAGGTGGTGTTAATCTTGGTGATACAATGGGTACAACTTCAATATGGGAATCAATTATTTATCGAAGACTTCTTAAAAATAATGTAATATCACCAATTGAACAGATTAAACCATGTATGTATGCTGTGCATGGAGCCACTGAAACTTCAAAGAAAAACCCATCTGGTAATTTAGATCGTACCCGTGAACCACAAAAATCTCACGCAATTGCTGGAGGTTATGTTAAAGATCCACATGTTGGTTCACATGATTGGGTCGTATCGTTTGATTTAAATTCTCTATATCCAAATATTATTGTTCAATCTAATATATCTCCTGAAACTCTTGTAAAAGATAAATCATTTGGTGAATACACCCAAGGTGTTGATCACTATTTTATTGATGGCCAGGCTGCTTCTGATGAGTATTCTATATGTGCAAGTGGTGTTCCATTTAGTAAAAATAGGCAAGGTATTATTCCCGAATTAATTGTTGAATACTATGCTGAACGTAGTGTAATCAAACAAAAAATGCTTAAAGTAAAACAAGAGTATGAACAAACAAAAAATACAGCTCTTGAGTCAGAAATTAATCAGCTAGAAAATAATCAAATGGCTATTAAGATTCTACTTAATTCTTTGTATGGCGCAATGGCAAATAAGTATTTTAAATATTTTGATAATGCTCTTGCCGAAAGCGTAACTCTTACTGGTCAACTTTCAATAAAGTGGGCTGAAAGAGCTATTAATGTTGAAATGAATAAAATACTTAAAACTAAAGGAAAAGATTATGTTATTGCTATTGACACTGATTCAGTCTACATTAATTTTGGTCCTCTTATTGCTCAACTGGCGCCAAAGGACCCTGTTAAAGCATTGGACAAAATTTGTAAGACACACTTCGAACCCATGATTGCTAAGTCATATGATAAATTATTTAATAGATTAAATGCTTATACCCCTCGTATGGAAATGGGTAGAGAAGTTATAGCTGATCGTGGCATATGGACAGCAAAGAAAAGATATATTCTTAATGTTCATAATAATGAAGGTGTACAATACGCTGAACCAAAACTTAAAATCATGGGTATTGAAGCTATTAAATCAAGTACTCCCGAAGTAGTTCGTGATAAATTTAAAGAAGCTTTTAAAATAATCGTTACTGGATCTGAACTTGCAACTCGTAAATTCATAGATAACTTTAGACAAGAATTTAAATCATTACCTCCTGAAAAAGTATCGTTTCCTAGAGGTGTTTCAGAAGTATCCAAATGGCAAGATAGAAATTTAATTTATAAAAAGGGTACACCAATTCATGTTCGTGGTTCTCTTTTATATAATCATGAAATTAAAGACAAAGCTCTTAATAAGAAATATGATATGATACAAAATGGTGAAAAGATTAAATTTACTTATCTTAAGATGCCTAATCCTATTAAAGAAAATGTTATATCCTTTCCTGAATACTTACCACCTGAGCTTAATCTTCATAAATATATAAACTATGACGTACAATTTGATAAAACTTTTATTGAACCGCTTACACCAATTCTTGATGCTGTTGGCTGGTCAGTTGAAGATAGAGCAACATTAGAGGATTTTTTTGGATGACAAATATTAATATTACAACAAATCCAACAGGCCGAAGCCCAGAAAATAAATACTTTTTTGGAGAAAAAACAAAGTGTTTAGATAAGAGTCGACCAAAGTATTATAAAGTTGGAAAAATGGAAGACTTTCTTCAATTTGCAGATTTGATGATGCCCAGGCTAATATCTCAATCGATTTATAAGAAACCACTATATCTTGAAACATGTAATATTAGATTTAAAATAAATACTAATGATGAAAGACATGAGCAATTTGTTAAAAATATGTTTGATGTATTGCCTAATGGATTTGATCCTGAAGTTTATCCACATAGCGCACATGATTCTGATTGGACGATTTGGCATAACACAGAATTGAAGGTTGATGAACCAAAAATCTATGTAAATCTTGATACTAAAACTATGTTAATTGCTGGGACGACATTTCTAGGTGAAATCAAAAAAGGTATATTTGGTATAGTTAGTTTTGAACTACCAAGATATGATATTTTACCAATGCATTGTAGTGCTTTTACATATAATGATACGACTAACTTAATGTTTGGATTAAGCGGTACCGGTAAAACTACCCTTAGTAGCGACCCAGATTATAGATTAATTAGTGATGACGAAGTATCTTGGAATCACGATGGAATTGAAATGATCGAAACAGGCTGTTATGCAAAAAGCGAAGGGTTAACACCAGAGACACATAAAACTATATTTGATGCAGTAGAGAAAGCAAGAAATAGTGACTGTTTAGTTGTAGAAAATCCAGGTGTACCAAACGCAAGATTAAGTTATCCTATCACTTGTGTTGAAAACGCGTATCATGAACCCCAACAATTTAATCATCCAACTAATATCTTTTTTCTTACTATGGATGCAAAAGGCGTGTTTCCTCCGGTATCTAAAATTTCTGGTGAGACTGTACGACGTTTCTTTGAAACTGGATACACGAGCCAAATGCCTGGAACTGAACAGGGAGCAACAGAAATCAAGCCACTTTTTAGTCCTTGTTATGGTTCTCCCTTTATGCCAAGACCAATACATGTTTATAGTGATTTACTAATGCAAAAAATTCAGTCTAATGATTGTAACGTATATCTTATTAATACTGGTATGGATAAAGCTGGTCATAGATACTCATTAGACTTTACTAGAAATTGTGTCAAAGAAGCAATTAACCATGGCACCCGTGACGATAGTAAAAACGTGTTAAATATCTTAGAAAGCTTAATAAATGAATAAATATATCTTTACAAGTGAATCAGTAAGTGATGGCCACCCCGATAAGGTTGCTGATCAAATAAGCGATGCACTGGTCGATGCTGGATTATATAAAGGTGACGAAACTACAAGGGTAGCTATTGAAACTCTAGTGACAACAAACAGTGTGACTATTGCTGGTGAAGTAAAGAATTATAATGTAGGCTTTTTAGAAAGAGCTGATATTGTTCGTGATGTTATAAAACAAATAGGTTATGAACAAGAAGGCTTTCATCATAAAAACGTAATTATAAGTGATATGATACATGAGCAAAGTGATGATATTGCACTAGGAACAGATGATTTCGGCGCAGGCGATCAAGGCATTATGTTTGGATATGCTTGTAATCACACAAAAAGTATGATGCCAGCACCTATACATTATAGTCATGCGGTGTTAAAGAACTTAAAAACAAAACGTGGAGACATTTTAGGTCCTGATGCTAAGTCTCAAATTAGTGTAGAGTATGATGGCGCAAGGCGTGACGGAGTAATTAAGCGTATTGCACAAATTGTTATTAGTACACAACATACAGAAGGTAACGTAGAAGAAGCAAGAAACCTCTGTAGACTTGCTGCAACGGAAGAACTAGGAGATTTAGTAGATGAAAATACAGTATGGCATCTTAATCCTACAGGTAACTTTGTTATTGGTGGGCCTGATGGTGATGCCGGTGTTACAGGACGTAAAATTATTGTTGATACCTATGGCGGTTTTGCTCCTCACGGCGGAGGTGCTTTCAGCGGTAAAGATCCAACAAAGGTTGATCGTAGTGCAGCATATATGGCCCGTTGGATTGCTAAGAACGTAGTAGCAGACGAAATGGCAGACTGGTGTAACATACAATTAAGCTATGCTATTGGCGTTAAAGAACCTACAAGCATTTACATTGACTCGAACGGACACAATAGATCAATTGCTAGTTTCATTCAAAAAGAAATTGATTTAACACCCAAAGGAATTATTGATAGATTTGATTTGTTTAATTTTTATGAATACAGTAAGAACTGTACATACGGGCACTTTGGTGACAAAGAAGTGCCATGGGAGAGGTTGGGTTGGAAATGATTCATTATATTTTTGATGTTGACGGTACACTTACTCCAAGCAGAGGTAAAATGGATGAGGAGTTTTCAAAGTTTTTCTTTGATTTTTGTACTTTAAATAAAGTGTATTTAGTAACAGGTAGTGATATTCAAAAAACACGAGAGCAAGTTGGAGAAGTTATTTGGGGAAT